CAACTGTGTCGTTAGCAGTTGGTTGTGTAGCTAGAGCCAACACAGCAGAACCTGCCAACTGGTTAGTGCGGTACAACTTGAAACCGTAGTAAGACATGATTAGTCCGTTCTTGTTCATCTCGTCACCCATAGCAGTATCACGTCCAGCACCGTAGCGGATAAGAATATCCTCGAATTCTGGAGAGATAGCACCGAAAAGGTTACCAGATGTAACGTTTAGTTTCATTAGAGCCTTTTTAGCAGCTCCAACAACTTGCTGTACGTTTGAAGTAGAAAGAGTAATTCCGTTTCCAGAAGTTCCTCCGATTGTTCCATCGTCTACTGTAGAAGTAGCGTTCAAAGCCTCGCCGAGTACATCAGCATCGATTTGGTTTGAAAGGTACTCAGAATCGTCACGAGCATACTCTGAGATAAGAGCGTAGTTAGCCTGTAGTTCGTCCATGTCATCCATGTAGAATCCAGTAGCGTACTTCTGGTTTACTACTAGCTGCTCTTGTGTGTCTGTCTTGTCATCAATTGTGATAGCAGTTCCAGATACATATTGTTGGACACTGTTTGAAGAGCGGTAAGGCTTGTTCAAAGTATCACCATTTTTTAGGTCAGCTTCGTACGAAGTGTTAGCAATCGCACGGGCAACATTCACCTTGTATAGAATGTCTTGCTGCTCCTTTGCCCAGATTTCGCGGAAATCCGCTGAAAAACTGTTAGCCATTGTAAGGGCGTTAAATTATAGATTGTCCATCTTTAATTTATTGCCCAATCCTTTTTTGTTTATCCTATCCTTCGAGTGAACTTGTTCTTAGTATTACCTTTGATGAATGCTTCATAAGTAGCATCATCCATTTCAGTAATAGCAGGACGTTCCTCCTTGGTCGGTACAGAGAATCCAGTTACGTCAGCTTGAGAGTTAGCAGCGTTAAGCTTCTCTCTCTCTAGGAATCCGTTGTCAATAACGATTTCTTCAACAGACTTATCTGGGTCAACCTCTGATAGTTTCCTGATAGCTTTCGTATATGAAGCTAGTTCAGGGTTTGTAGAGATTAGTTCGCGGATACTTGTTTCTTTCTCTATCTCGCGAAGTGAGCTCTTAACAACGTTTTGAACTGAGTCCATGTCGGCAAACCCCATCTCCTTAAGAGTTTTGGCTGCCTCCTGTTTCTCAGGGTCAAGCTGTTGCTCATTAACCTGAGGCGCAAACGCATTCTCAATTGACTGAATTTTTTGTTGAAGCTTAGTGTAACTCGCTTGAGTATCCTTAAACCTCTTTTCCCAGTCGACCTGGTCCTGTGTAGCACCCTCGCTAGATGACGGCTCTTCTATAATGTCTTGAGCGATGTCTTCTGCGGAATTTACATCTGGGAGTTCGTTATGTGAAGCCTCGTTCTGAGGGGAATTCTTGTGAATCCATTGTAATTTGGTTATTTTTTTTGTCACTAATGTAGCGCATCCTGCTCGCAAAAGATTGGACAAAAAACGAGCAGGATGCGTCACACTAGACGCACTACAGTTGTTCGACTTCGTAATCATCGTCATCTTGGACGATTTCTTTTACGTAGTCTATTCGGGATGTTAAGAAACTAAGAAAGTTGTTCACCACTTCATACCTTACCTGCACCCTCTTGATTGCCTCTATATCCTTCGAGCTTAGAAGCATGGCCTTGCAGGCTTCAGCTTCCCTTTCAAAGTAAGATACAATCTCCATGAATCCGTTTGTGCCCTTGATTGCTTTTATCGAGTCAACCTGGCTCTCAAACGTTCTCTGTGCAGTTTCAATCGAGTCGTGAAACTCCTCTCCTGATTTTTTTAATTTTCTTCTTTCGTCTATTTCTTCAAAGATGCCCATCTTTCTGTGTTATTTTCTAAAATATTCCTCCTCCTCCAGCTACTTGCTGAGTTAACGCCTGGGGACTGGATGGAGCTCCTTCACCGAGTTTAAGCGGTGAACCTCCTCCTTGTCCTTGTTGCGCCTCTCCACCCATAGGTGTTGGCTCACCAAGAAACCTGTCTATCTCTCTCTTTTCAAATGTTCTCAATACGTCCTTAAATCCTTCGTCTAGGTTTACTGGCACACCAGCTCCCTTAGCTTGTAGCATAAGGTTATATAGTGCAATTGTATCCTCACGTCTGTTCTCGATATCATCGAATGCTGAAGAGTTAGCCTCAACCTTGATAACGTAACGAGAAACAGCGTCTTTCAAAAGCTCCTTGTTTATCTCCCAGAACCCCGTTCCCTTAGTCTTCCTAATAGCGATGTTACCCTTGATGTTATCGAATGTTTCCATAAGCATCTTGTATGCAATACGTTCCAGACCTTCCTCAAAGTGCTTACGAACCTCATCAATTACTGAGTTAGACTCGAAGAACTTAACTCGGATACCAGTAGCTGTATTAGTTAGCCCTTCGGTTTGTAACGTGGATTACTAGTATCAATGGTGAATGACATTGATTGAATCTGACGTTCTAAGTCGTTCTGCTCCTGGAAGAAGCTTACTGGAAGCTCTCTATGTGGCAGCTCCTGTATATTCGCCAAAGCCGTTGGTCCATCTACGTTTGTTTGAATGATGTTATTTGGGCGAGAATATAGCATTTTCGGTGGTATACCAGAGTTAGCAGACCAAATCCAAGAGCGGTTTAGTCCATGATTGATATATTCACTAGCTGCATTCTTTTTAAAGTTCATCTCATCCTGTATTCCAATAATAGGCTCAACGAATCCAGTACCATAGAATGTCTCTGGGTCTTCGAATGCCCTAATAGCCTCAAATGGGTAGTAAAGTATCTCCTCAAGCTCAATAAGTACCATATCTTCTACTGAGGTAGCTCTAAATAACCTCTCTCCCTTACCATCTGGGTCTAAATACCCATAGTAAGTATATAGAACCATAGAATCATGGTTTATTCGTGTATCATTTGTAATATCTATACCTGTAAGTGAGAATACAGCGCGTTTATACTCGTCTCTACTAAAAGACTCCATCTTGCTAATCTTTTCAACCACGTCTAGGTTGAAGAACTTCTTATTCTTCTTTAGTTGTGACATACGCACAGCGTTTGTTCGCTCAATGATAGCTGGCATCTCATCTATATACTTATAACGAGGGTCATAGTACATATCAGTCCAGCTCTTCACCTCAAGTGTTGGGTGCTGACCAACAACCTTCTTTGTNCTTCCCCCTTCTGTATATACAGATGCAGTCTTGTACTTGAACTTAGCCTTTGCGAATGAAGTTCCATANATATTCATGTTCTTGCACCACAAGCGCGCCATTTCTCNNAGCTTATACTCATCAAATACGTAGCTTAGGTAGTCTTGTACTGCCTCAGCCATCTCTTTAATCTTTTTCTGACTCTCTTTACGCTGTCCTGCTGGTATAGATAGGTCTAGTGTGTTCTCAATGTTTGTAGAAACAATCCATCGTGGGTCTTTCGCAATCATACGTGGTAGAACCTTCTCTACTACCTCATGTGCCTTGTTAACCTTAAACGCAGTTTTCCACTCAGCCTGCTTCTTTCCTTTGAAAGTAGAGTATGATTCGTAAATCTGATACATAGTATCTCTATGCTTGCGCATAGCGTCCTTATAATCATCGTAGGTATCGCTCATCCTTACCAGGATTTGAGCTTGAACATCTTTTTCTGGTACGATTTGTTGTTTTTTAGCCATCTTGGTGTGTGTTTTTGTATCTATATTATAGACTTATAAAATAAACTTGACAAGCAGTCTACATCATATAGGAGTCTTGTATTGCTACAGGACAACCCATATCGTCGTATTTTATGTCAACATAGCCGCTAGACAAATTGATTTTTGGTTGCAATATACCCATGTGCNATNGCCATTTNNACNGNNTCANNCATATCATCATGCCTTCCTCTAGGAAAAGTAAGTAATTCATGCTCAAATTCTTCCAAACCGAGCATATTCTTCTTATGATATACCTGATATCTAGTATAAAGAGGTAAAAGTCCTCGAATACGCTCCTCTTTCTTACCTTTTGGCCTTATTTCTTCTATTACGCAGTTGATTCCATCACGTCTAAACCTATTGGTTAGGGCAAAACTAATGGTTGCCTGAGCCTGTACTACCTCAATACCAATCTTTTCTGGTTGCCATTTCCTTACCATCATCACTATATTGTCCTCCATTTGGCTAGGATTCCACTTACCAGCAAGTACTTCTTCAACATAAATCTCATCTTTGACAAATCTAACCACTGATATAGCAGTATTGTCCGCTGTTTTCTTCTGAGAGAACGCTGGGTCTACCGCCATGAAGATTCTCCCCTTCTCTGGAGCCTTATCGAAGTATCTGAAGTATTCTTCGTGGAATTCTCGACTAGTCTTCGAGCTAGGGTCCTGTAAGTACTGTGTAGCATAGTGTTCTGGGCCATGAGCCTTCTTCAGGAGGTTTAGAGCCTCTATATCATATGGGTGGGGCTGTAAAGACTCTAGCTCATACATCTCCTGATAATCATTGGCATATTCCTTCTCAGATGGCAGTATCACCTTCTCCCATGTCTCACCCAGACCTTTCTCTTCCCTGTCCATCAGATACCCACATAAGTCATTCTCATGCGTTCTCTGCATGATTATGATAATAGCACTCTCTTTCGGGCTATGCAGACGAGATGTAACTGTTGTTGAGTACCAGGTGTTAACCTTGTTCCTCTCAACATCAGAATCAGCGTCTCCAGGTCGGAGTGGGTCATCGATAAGGAATATATTTGCTCGCTTACCTGTGATTGACCCCTCCAGTCCACTTGCCATGTAATACCCGCCTGCTTCGTTTGCCCAGAAAGATTTTGTATCCTGTGAGTCTAATAT